AACTAATGGCGACAGCAGCACCAGTAACTAATCTACCACCGTCGGCTCAAAAACAGATTCGTGAAGCCCAAAAACTTTACGATGAAATATATGGGAACAAGGACGAGGTAGAGAAGGGAGCTGCTGAGCAGGAGTCGGTGCAGGCGACGGAACCCCCTGCTAAAGAAGCCCCCACCAAAGCGGAGGCAAAGCCGGAACCCGAAAAGGCCGCTCCTGCACAAGAAAAAACTGAGCCGGATTACAAGGCTCAGTATGATGCCCTCAAGGGTAAGTACAACAAGGAGATTGTACCGCTGCAACAGCAGGTTCGGTCCCTTACTTCCGAGCTTGACTCTCTCCGCTCCGTTATTGCCGCTATGGAGAGCGAGAAGGAGACTCCTAAGCGAAAAGATGACCCACAATCCGAACGGTATATAACCGACGCCGACGTAGAAGATTTTGGCGAAGACACTATCGACCTGATCCGGCGCGTAGCGCGGGAAGAAAGTCAGGCAAAGATTCGTATGCTTGAGCAGCGTAATGCTCAGCTAGAAAAGCAACTGGCCGGCGTAGGCCAGTCAGTACAAGTTTCTGCCCGCGAGCGGCTACTGGGATCGCTTGATTCTCAGGTGCCTAACTGGCGGGAGATTAATACGGATGACAATTTCCTAGCATGGTTGCAGGAACGTGATCCGTATGCTGGTGTGCAGAGGCACACAATGTTGAAACAAGCCTACGAGAACAACGACGCGGCCCGTGTCGTTGCCTTCTTTAGGGGCTACCTCGGTGAACACGCGGTGGTTAGCGAGCGACCACCAGCCCATGTCGAACAAGGGGAACGACAGCCCCAAGTTGACATGGAGACGCTGGTTGCTCCCGGCAAACCCAAAGGGTCGTCGGTCCGCGCTCAAGAGGATGGTAAGCGTATGTGGTCGCAGAATGATATCCGCGCTTTCTATCGTGATGTCCAGAACCGCAAGTTCGTGGGCCGCGAAAAAGAGAAGGAGCGGATTGAACGAGATATCGTCTCGGCTGCGGCAGAGGGCAGAATTGTAGCTTAACCATTTTTTGAGTAAGGAGTATTCCTCATGGCATATCCCATTTCCGGCACCCCGTATGCAGGTGCAGCCGCCAACCCCGCGTACAGCGGAACCTTTATCCCCGAAATCTGGTCGGGGAAAATTATCGAGAAGTTCTACGACGCCACCGTTATTGGTGCTATTTCGAACACCAACTACGAAGGCGAAATCAAGAACCAAGGCGACAAGGTGATTATCCGCACCAAGCCGTCTATCTCGATTGCCGCTTACCAGGCCACTCAGGCACTGACCGTCGAGCGTCCGAGCAGCAACATCGTTGAGCTGCTTATCGACAAGGGCTACTACTTCAACACCGTCCTTGACGATGTAATGGAAGTGCAAGCCGACCTGAACCAGCTCAGCATGTGGGCCGACGACGCCTCCGAGCAGATGAAAATTCAGATCGACACGGAAGTTCTTGCCTACGTGCCGGCTGATATCATCACGCTGGATACCAACGACTACAACAACGGCGCTACTGCTGGCCGTGTTTCGCAGAGCGTAAACCTCGGCGTTGCTACGGCTGGTTCCGCTGTACCGCTGGATGTTGTTGCTCGTAATCCGACCGCAGGGCAAGTTGAAGTTATCGACGCAATCCTCCGTGCAGGGCAAGTTCTGGACGAGCAGAACATCCCCGAAACGGGCCGCTGGATGGTTATTCCGGCTTGGATGGCAGCGATGATTAAGCGTTCGGAACTGCGTGACGCCTCGCTGACCGGCGACGGCACCACGATGCTCCGCAACGGGCGTATCGGCACCATCGACCGCTTTACCCTGTACAGCAGCAACCTGCTGCCGACCACGGGTTCGCTGGCCGGTGGCGACGCCACTTACGTACTGGCTGGCCACCAGCATGGTCTTACCTTCGCTTCTCAGTTGAGCAAGGTAGAGACTCTGCGTAGCGAGTCTACGTTTGGTACGCTGCTTCGCGGTCTGCAAGTCTATGGCCGTAAGGTCATCGACTACACCGCACTGGCACTGCTTGCTGTCCGCGCAGCATAAGCAGGACTCGGTAGCTGAGGGGTGGGGGTAACTCCCCACCCCGATACCATACAGGCAGGGGGTTATGACGGTAAGCCGTGAGCGCCGCTACGTGCGGCACAAAAAGACCGGGATGCTGTTGCGCTGGAACGAGGTTCTGGCAAAAGCAGCAGACTGGGAAACGGTTGACCCGCCTTCCCCACCGCCTGTTGACCCGGCACCTGTTCGCAGGCGCAGGCCACGTAAACAGCCCGAGTTAACGCCCGATGTGGAAGTACAGCGACATACTGACGCAGGCGAGATATCTTCTTCAGGACAGCCGGACCCCGTATCGGCACTCTGACGAAAAACTCGTAGCGTATCTGAATTCTGCGTTGTCGGATGCGCGTAGGCTGCGTCCCGACTTATTTTTCCCGACGATCACAGACGAAATTTCCGAAGGCTTCACTACCTTCGTTACCACCAACACCACCGCCCTCTCTATTCCGTTCGAAGATTCCTACTTCACCACGTTTGTGGACTATGTTGTAGGCATGGCTTCGTCCGAGGAAGACGAGTTTGTTAACAGTGGCCGCGCTGCTGCGTTTTCGCAACGGTTTGTAGTCAAGCTGACTGGCAAGGGGGCGTAATGGCCGTTTCTTACACGATCTGGTATGACGAGCTGGCAATGAACTGCCCCGGTGCCACCATCCCCGGCATGGAGCAGGCGGTGAAGCGTACGCTCGCCCAGTTCTTGCGAGAGTCCGGTGCGTGGGTAAAAGAGCTGAGTGGGATTGCACTGAAGGCAAACAAATCTACTTACGCCATCGTCCCGCAACCGGAGGGGCCGATTCTTTACATCATGGCCATTTGGCACCAGAACAAGTTTCTTACGCCGATGACAATGCCAGACTATCGTTCGCGGGTTTTTGCTGCGGATAGCACCGCCCCTGTAGGCTATACGGCGGTCGTCGATAAGCCGGGCGAATTCATTATTCATCCGACGTTAAATACAGATTCTCCGTATAAGGCGATCCCTGTAGTCGCATTCGGGTTTAGCCCGAACTGTAAAGAGTACCTTCCCGATATTTTCTGCATGCACTGGTACGACGCCATTTTGTGCGGCGCTACGCAGCGACTGGCATCTCAGCAGGATAAGCCGTACACCAACGTAACTGTAGCGCAGTTGCACGGTGTCAGATTTCGAAACTACATCTCGCAGGCGCGGGATATGGCTCGACGACAATTTCTAAATGTCGAGTCTGATTTCAGATTCCCGAAGTGGGCGTGAGGTAAACGATGGCGAACCAACTTTATAACGAAGGCCGCGAGCTGTTTGCTACGGGCGCTATTAACTGGACTACATCTGATATTCGGATGTGTCTGGTTTATTCGTCCTACACCTTCGCCGCTACACATCAGTTCTTGGATTCTATTCTTCCCGCTGAGCGTTGCGCCATCGGAACCGTGGCTAACAGAACGGCAACAGATGGATATTGCGACGGGGATGAAGTCGCATTTGTAGGACTAGACTGTACGACCGATAACGTCGCTTACATTGTCTTTTACCTGCATACAGGCAATGACGCTACTTCTAGCTTGCTCGTCTATTATGACGTTGTAGGGGGCTTCCCGCTAGTACAAGACGGAGACTACACAATCTTTCCTGACTTGGCGTTTGGACCCACCGGCTCATATTTCAGAATCTGATGACGAACGTAGTAGAAAAGTACGAACCTAATCTCTGGCTCAAGCTGGACGATATAAACGTCACTGACGGGGCCGTTGCATTTAACTCGGGATATAACTATACCGCAGGTTCGTGGGTATTTCGTTCGGACCAGTGGACGGGCCAGCAACTCACTCTTCCTTACAACGGCGTTAACTCTGTTGTAACGTCTAATCCATATGGCGGTGGTCCTAACCCGCTTGAAGATTGCCGCATTAGCGTAAATGCTCCGTATGACGGCATGGATATGTCGGGGAGTACCGTAGAGGCTGGATCGCCTCTAGCTATGATGTGGTACAAGGTACACGACGGCATATTTGGCCCGCAATATCCGTACTGGGATGGCGCTCCCGTCGCTTTTTACTTAATGAACCAGTATCCGAACGCGCTGTATGAGGGTGTACCAATCCTCTACGAAAACGTGATGAAGGATTTGGTTGAGTTTGTTTATCCCGGCACGGGGCATGATGGTTGGTATGACCACTGCACGGGCGGGGGTTATATCGGGCAGTTTGTCGAGGTTTTCCAAACCTGTTGGTATATGAGCAACCACACGGGCGGTTCTTATACGCCGTTCGGTATGTGGAATGACATGCTCGATTCCAATGAAGCGTCTGGCCCTCTTAATGCGTGGTCTGCTGTTATAAATTTTCGGCAGGACAGGCATGGGTGGGTCGAAGACTATACGGAGTTTGATGAGTTTCCACTGTTCGATCATTTCTTGTGGACGTTGAGGATTGTTTCCAAGGCTGATGCTAGATATTTAGAGTTCTCACATAAAGCTACTTCTGCCTTGGATATTTCCATCAACCTATCTACGGTAAGCGCGCCGGGGTTGTGGGATCGAGTTGTCGTTACTTATGACGGATTGGCAGACGATATCTCTACCCCCGGAGGCATACGCATATATGTAAAGGATACGTTGCTAGGGTCTGCCGGGTCTATCGACTCTAGTTTATTCCGCCAAATAACAGACGACAAAGTTTTTATAGGGCGAGATAGATATAAAACCTGCTTCTTGTGGGGGTGGGTAGATTCCGTTGCTTTCTATGATAAAGAGCTAAGTCAGGCTTATATCACTGCAACGTGGGCACTTCATACAAGTCCGGGCGGTTTGGCTGCTCCACCTGATTATTCTGCACAAGGTACTTTGGAGTATGCCAAGTGGGATCGGA